GGTGATTTTAAAGATCAAAATAACAACAGTATCCAACGTACACGTATAAAAACCATTTATACAACTAATGGCACAGATGCTGGTTCTGTTGTAATTCGTGAAGGTGGTTCTGGAGGTTCTATATTAATTACTGTTAATACGGCAGCCAGTGGTACAGCCGGTTACACAATCATTCCAATTCCTGGTGAAGGTATTTTGTGTGAAAGTAACCTTCATGGAACCATAACCAATACAGCATCCATTACTTTAATATATGGCTAAGTCCAAAGGCATGGGGATTAAAACTTCTGTGAAGTCGGGCAACTTTCGCCCGACTAAGCAGGGTGCAGGTATGACTGCAAAAGGTGTTGCAGCATATCGTAGGGCTAACCCTGGTTCAAAACTTAAGACGGCTGTGACGGAAGATAAGCCTACTGGCGAAAGAGCCAAACGTAGAAAGTCTTTTTGCGCTCGTTCGGCCGGTCAAATGAAGCAATTTCCCAAAGCCGCCGCAGATCCCAATAGTCGAATTCGTCAAGCACGTAGAAGGTGGAAATGCTAATGGAACAGTTGATTTTGTTTTCTTGGTCTGGCGTTCTGTCCGCTTTAGTTGCCGTGGCAGGCTTTGTTGCTCGTGAAAAGATTAGTAAGTTAAACACATTGGAACAACTTTTAAACAACACAAAACTGGAGGTGACCCGTGATAACGTCACTAAAGCAGAAATTGAAAAACTTGAGCGTTACATTGACGAACGCTTTAACAAGTTTGAAGAAAAAATTGACCGGCTTATTGAAGCGAGGTAAATAAAATGGCTGATAAAGAAGACAGCGTTGGTAAAAAAGTTTTAATGGCTGGGTTAAAAGGTGTTGCTAAAGGTATTGATAGGCCCGTAGCCGAAGCCAATGCTTTTTTAAATAAAAAGTACAAGGAATACATACCTGAAGGTGAGAAGACTGAAATTTTTCGAGAAAAATTGTTTGGTAAAGATCCAGAAAAAAATCTTGAGCGTGCTAAAAATATGGCAGCAGACACTAAAAACATGAAAAAAGGCGGCAAAGTCTCTTCTGCTTCCAAGCGCGCTGATGGCTGTGCCCAGCGTGGCAAGACCAAGGGAAGGATGGTTTGAGATGGTTCCTCAACTTGCAGCGTTAGCTGGCCTTGGTGCTGCAGGTGCTCTTGCAAAAATGGAGCAAGATAGAAAAGCGCCTGCGGCTATGGATAGATACAAAGAACGTGAAGAACAGAAAGAAAAAAATAGGCGTGAAGCAGAAGCAGAAAAGAAGCGGGAAAGCCGTGGTATGAAATCAGGCGGCAAAGTTTCTTCCGCCTCAAAGCGTGCTGATGGTTGCGCTGTTAAAGGCAAAACCCGTGGGAAGATGGTCTGATGCCTGCCGTATCAGCCAAACAAGAAAAGTTTATGCAAGCGGTGGCTAACAATCCAAAGTTTGCAAAGAAGGTGGGGGTTTCCCAGTCTGTTGGTCGTGAATTTACTAAAAAGGATGGTGGTCAAATGAAATACGCAAAAGGTGGTGAGTCCAAGGCAATGATGAAAAAAGAAGTGTCCTTTATGAAGAAAAAAGGCGCTCCTAAATCCATGCTCAAGCATGAAATGAAGGAAGCCGGAATGAAGAAAATGAAGTCTGGTGGTCTAGCCGCTGGTCATAAGGCTGCTGACGGTATTGCCAAAAAAGGCAAGACCAAAGGTATGCAGGTCAAAATGCGTTATGGTGGAAAGTCCTGCTAAATGAGACCAAGCCGAGGCATGGGGGCAGTTAACCCCAAAAAATTGCCAAAGGCCATGAGGCCAGCCAAGACCGTCAAGAAAAAAGACGGTGACTTGGCTGTTGCCATTTTTTCTCAGGGCGGCAAATCTAAGGTGAACGAGGCAGGTAATTACACCAAGCCTGGTATGCGTAAAGGTTTGTTTGAACGTATTAAGGCTGGCGGAAAAGGTGGTGCTCCGGGGCAGTGGTCTGCGAGAAAAGCCCAAATGTTAGCCATGCAATATAAGGCTAAGGGCGGTGGATACAAGGATTAGGTTTCCAACATACGATGCTAAAACAGATGGCAATGTATTTCGGTGGATTTTAGAGGCGTCAGAGGACTTTAGGAAAATTAGGCAGCGAGAACGATATGTCGAACTTGAAAAAGCCGCAGCAAAGTCTGAAGGCGTGGACCGCTCAAAAATGGCGAACTAAAAGTGGCAAACCATCTACGCAGGGATCGAAGGCTACGGGGGAAAGATATCTCCCTTCCGCCGCCATCTCAGCGTTATCCCCGCAAGAGTATGCTGCCACTACTCGTGCCAAACGAGCCGGAAAATCTGCAGGAAAACAGTTCGTTGCCCAGCCAAAATCTGTTGCCAAAAAAACTGCAAGGTACAGATAAATGACTACTTCGGGCACAACAGAATTTAATCTCGAACTTCGAGACATCATAGAAGAAGCATTTGAGCGGTGCGGTGCTGAGTTAAGGACCGGCTATGACCTTAGAACAGCACGTAGAAGTCTCAACTTATTGACGATTGAATGGTCAAATCGAGGGATTAATCTTTGGACGATTGAAGAGGGTGCAATTACCCTGCAAACAGGGCAAGCCACATACCCACTTCCTGTGGACACAATTGATCTGCTAGAACACGTAATCCGCCAAAATGCCGGAAACACAGCCACACAGTCTGATATTACGATTAGCCGTATTAGTGTTTCTACCTATGCCGCTATACCCAATAAAACCGCCCAAGGGTTGCCCATCCAGATTTGGATAAACCGCCAATCTGGCACCACGGCTGCATCTGCCCTTACTTTAAACGGAACGATTGATTCTTCTGTTACTACGATTACGCTATCTTCTACAGATGGACTGTCGGCTACTGGGTACATACAACTTGGTACAGAAGTAATTAACTACACCGGTAAAACGGCTACTCAACTTCAAAACTGTATCCGTGGGCAGGCTGGAACCACTGCTGCATCGCACACAACCGGTGCCTCGGTGTCTGTTCCGTACCTGCCAAACGTCAACATTTGGCCTACGCCTAACCCCCCTGGAACCCAGTATCAACTAGTTTATTGGCGCTTAAAACGCATTCAAGACTCTGGGGACGGCGGCGTAAGGACGCAAGACATTCCGTTTAGGCTTCTTCCTTGCCTTGTGGCGGGGCTGGCTTATCACCTGTCTTTGAAGATTCCTGGCGCAGAACAACGGACTGAGATGCTGAAACTAGCCTATGAAGAACAATGGAACTTGGCTTCTGGCGAAGATCGGGAAAAAGCCTCAATCCGCTTTGTTCCACGTGAAATGTACATTGGCAGCGGTGGGTACTAATGACTACCAAATTTACCTCTGGTCGCCTAGCGATTGCGATGTGCGACAGATGTGGATTTCAGTTCAGGCTGAAAGAACTTAGAACACTTATTGTAAAGACCAAAAATGTCAACCTTAAAGTCTGTAAAGAATGTTGGGAGCCTGATCAGCCCCAGTTGTCGCTTGGTCTATACCCGATCAATGACCCCCAAGCCGTTAGAGAGCCTAGACGTGATACATCATACTTGGCGGCTGGCACTACTGGGTTGCAGTTATTGGCTACAAACAGCACTTCTGTGGATGGATTTGGTACACCCTCGGAAGGAAGTAGGCAGATCCAATGGGGGTGGAACCCAGTAGGTATGGGTAATGATGGTGGTTTAACCCCAAATAACTTGGTTGGGGACGGGCAAACAGGTACAGTAACAATTCAGATTACTTAGGAGAAACAAATGACTTCACACACTATGAAAGACGTAGCCAAAAAGGAAGTTAAGGCCCATGAAAAGCGTATGCATGGGGCTAAAAAAATGGCTAAAGGTGGTAAAACTAATCTTCAGATGAAGCAATTGGGGCGTAACCTAGCCAAAGTGGCTAACCAAAAGGTATCATCCTTTACATACAAAACCTCTGGAAGGGGTCGATAATGAACAGTGATAAATTTGAATATTTTTCGGCGGATACTAAAGATCCGTGTGGAAAATACACGCAGCCTAAACCGTACACCGCAGAAATAGGGGGTAAGGAAAACGTTGGATATCCAGACTCTATTACAAATACTCAAACTCAAATGACTCGCGGTGGTAAGGCTCAAACTAAAGGTCGCGGCCATTCTACAAAGATGGGGTAAGTTGTGAACTACGCAACGCTGTTTCAGACAATTCAGGCTTATTGCGAAAACGACTTCCCTGACACGGTAGTCGCTACTACCACTGCTACGACTACTGACTTTCTGACTAAATCTCAGATTGACACGTTCATCCAGCAGGCTGAACAGCGTGTATTTAACTCCGTCCAGATCCCTGACCTTCGTAAGAACGTAACGGGAAACTGCACATCCGGCAATAAGTACTTAAGCGTTCCGACTGATTGGCTGGCTAACTTTTCTTTATCTAGGATTGATCCAGACGGTACTCAAGAGTTTTTATTAAATAAAGACGTTGAGTTTATTCGTTCTTGTTATCCAAGCCCTACTGATACTGGAGCGCCTAAGTATTACGCTATCTTTGATCAAAACTCATACATCCTTGGCCCGACTCCAGATGCTTCGTATTCAATGGAGTTGCACTACTTTTACTACCCGACATCTATTGTCACGGCCGGTACAACCTGGCTAGGTAACCGCTTTGATTCTGTGCTTCTGTATGGCTCACTGCTTGAAGCCTATACTTTTATGAAGGGTGAGCAGGACGTTCAAAACACTTATATCTCACGATATAACGAAGCCCTTGCTATGCTGAAACAACTCGGTGAAGGCAAGAACCGTCAAGATATGTACAGAACCGAACAAGCCCGCTATCCAGTCAAATAAAAGGAAAGGTCAAAGAATAGATGAGCAGCATGAGCGAAGTAGCCTTCCTACTGGGAGGAGATGGCGTCAAGGTAATGACAACTCAGGGTCGTGGGTTCACGCCCGAGGAAGTTGCCGAACGTGCTTTGGACAAAATTATCGCAGTAG